CGTACGGTAACAGCAGTGGTCCTCGAAATTAAAGAACTGCCACTATAAGCAAAATCACCATTCTGAACATTTGCGTTAGTGAACAACATAACGGCTTCTCGAGACTGATCGTTTGACGCTGTAATATAACCCGAAGACCAATAAATCATTCCCCGAAACAAGGCCGCGATATCATTCAAAGCATTAAAGGCGTTTTGTTTTTTGTCTAAATATAAATTGCACCTAAAACGAGACTCTAAAAGGGGCCTATATTGCTCAAACTGGGTCGTAGCTTTCCCACTTACGGTTGTTAAATCCAAAGGGTCTCCTCCTAAATAGGTAGATACAAACGCTGAAGAACTATCCTGATTTTTTATTAAATATTCTTTAACAAAAGCATCCCCTATCAACGTGCCAGCCTGATTTAAAAAAGCCACCTTTACAGCGGGATAATTTTGAAATACCTCCTGTGCGTCTGGTATTTGAACAATTGTAAAAGTGAACTTTTGTGTAGAATTATCATAAGAAGGGTTAAAAATAAGCCTCTTATAAGCCTTATCTAAATCTTCAGAGTCTGAATTTTTGGTGCTAAATAAGCATACAGTTTTCCCTTCAGGATACCTCTCCAGCAACGCGTCCCCTCCTAGAGCATTAGAGGAATCGTCAATAGTAATGGTTATTGAGCCCGTAGTACAAGTAAAATCCATATCTGCATATTTGCCCGTATGACCAGTTGGCACAAATTCATCACAATATTTACCTATACTATATAAATTCCATTTATCAACGAACTGCTCTTTAAAACCAAATTTCCCTACGCCATAGCGCTCGTTTACTGCTAAATCATAAAATATCCACGCAGGGTTATCTGTCCACTCTTTCTTTAGTTTAAATTGTCCATCCCAATTTCCCCTATAATGTTTAATTTCAGGGTTATAATTGCTGGGTATAGAAACTTTCGTTAGTTTGCAATCAAACCGACGCGTAGGAGGGCTAGAAAATGCCCTCGCATCAAAAATCATTCCCATTAAGGCGCTATGAGGATAGTTAAAGTTCTCTTCAACAATTTCGCTAATAGTTCCTACTGACAAACTTTTTTGAAATTTTACATTGTCGGGGCCAAGTTCATTATCAGTTCGAAATACCTTTATAAACCTATCTTTCTTCTGGGGTCCGCCTGCAGGCAACGGCACATTGTGACTTCGAGTGTACTGTGAACTACACCTTCCATAAATTCCACATATTAAATAAATAACACTACCTCCTTCCGCCAGAGTTAGTTCATCATCTACGTAACCCGTCTTAATAATAAAATTTACAGCCGCTGCACTTTGATCTCCATCACTATGGTTATATAATAACGCCCCCACAGTCATATCTACCTGTGCCCAATTAGCATTATCATTTGTAATAACATGAGAAACAGCAACAGCGTTACTCCTTTCGGCTGCTCTTACAAAAGTTAGAGCTGAAAGGTCTACTACTTGATTGCAAAAATTGCCACTAATAGCACCCATATTGAACTTCTCGCCTCCTAGTTTTTTGTTCCACCGTAACGCTAAATTTTCACGTTCCCCATTGTTTCCCACCACATAAAACTTAGTCCCAGTATGAAGCATTTGTTGTAGTCCAGCCAGTCCGGGCAGCGAAGTGTTAATGTTGAGAGTTTGAACTGCATTGCTAAATGATAATGCTGGGTTTGTGAATTTAGCTAAAGGTGTTTGACGCTCTGTGCCAACTTTGAAATCGGCAAAAACTCGATTGTAATTCAAAGTAGAAGCGTCCGTGTTCTTGATAGGAACATCATTTAAATAAATACCTTTAAAGCCGTTTGTATTTTTACGGGAATCCTTGTGTAAATATACTAAATTTCCATGTCTATCACAAAGACCCGCAATTTCTCCTTCACATAAAAGATCGATGGTTTGATAAACAGAGACAGATTCTAACTTGCCTCCCTTCGCAGAATTATTTAAAGTTCCCATCGAAGTGGAACACACGTTTATATAGCGCAAAGCATCTTGCAAATCATCAACCATATAAATATCTTCCGGAATAGCGCCCATTACATTATTCTCCTCCTCCCCCGCCAGCAGTATCTACCTCTAGAAAACCTCCCTGCCCCTCTTGAATAGCGTCGGTTGCACCATAACCATCATCCACTGAAGCAAAATATTTGGGATTAAAATAGTAACCTCCACCCAGTTGTAATTGAGCTCCTTGGTTCTCGAATTTACTTCGATCTACATTAAACATATTGACCGAAACAACCCGACTACCCACCTGCAAACGACCGTATCCCACGGGGACCACCACCCCTTGCCTTGTGACATTTTCAGCCTGACCAAAAGCAAAAGACGTTGTATTGGCCAAATCCGGATCATCCGGTTTCATTAATTTAGCAATTAGCAGGCTTATGCCAAAAGACAGTGCAGCGCTCAAAACAGTACCCACAACAAAAGTGGCTATCTTTCCAGCCATACTCGCCACGCTAAGTTTTAAAATTTTGGTGACTATAAATTTAGTGAAAATAGCCACAAAAGCCCCCATTAACAAAGGAATAATAACTATTTTTTTGTTTTCTACCTTGATATTTAAAGAAACGTCACCTTCAAGCTCCTTCCCATTAACAAAAACAGCAAAAGCCCGTTTTCCATTTTGGTGCAAATAACTCCTCAATTTTCCCGTATTTGCTTCGATGGCATTTAAAACCTCTCTTAACGTCCTAGCCTTAAAAGAAAAATCTCGGCCCACTATTTGCCCTAATCTGCCTTCAAGTAAAACTGTAGTCATTACCCTCTATTATACACATTTAAAGCGAAAAATAAATCAACTTCTGGTCGTCCGGGCAATAAAAAGAAAAATTCTTTTGTATATTAGAATATATTAAGAATGGCCTCGCCAATTCCTGTGAAAGCAGGATGTCAAAACCACTTGGCGTTGCCCCTCCTAAACAATGAGAATGAAAAAAAACTTTTATTTGAGGGTAGATATTTACATAATCTCTAGGGGTTACTATGAAAGTTTGCTGTGGAGTTGGGGATATATTCTTAAAAAAATGCAGTTTCTTATCCGTGATAGCCCCGCAAACCTCAAATTTACAACGATCCGCTAAAGAAACTATACTTCTTAAAAAAAACTTATTAAAATCTGTATTTTTCAATGGAAGGGAATCCCCCAAAAGGCAATCCTTTGGCATATACTCCGTTATCAACATATCGGCATTTGCAAGCCGCTAGGTTTTTGCCGCATTGGTCTCCCCTCCAGTAAGTTTGCTCGTAACGTGGATCTTTTGAGGTAAGTGCCGTAGATACGCATACAAAGAAAAGATCAGGACGCGTCGCTGTGTTCTCCTGAGTATTACTCAGGTCTTTCTTCGCTAAATTTTCAATTTTTGCTGGCATTTTTACGGTATCACCCGCTACATACTTTACTTCACCTGCTTCATCGTTACTTAATGCCGCACTCAAAAGCCCAGAAAGCGAAGTGGCAGCAGCACTAGCATCCGTATCTAATTTTAATGTCGCCCCTGTACTAAAAACAATAGTTCTGTCTTTTGAAATGGCTGCGCTTAAAGCGTCTACCGCAACACTTTGCACCACAGTTCCGGTTTCATTATCTGCAACTGAATTCGGCGACTTAAATGCCCCCGATAAAGCTGTGGCAGTAGCGGAAGCCCCAGCACTTAAAGTAAACTGAGCTCCGCCACTAAAAGTAATTACCTTTCCGTTTGCAATAGCCACAGGTAAAGAGTCAACCGTAATTGAAGTATCTGCGTCCGTGTAGCCTGCCGCGTTGTTAATTGTCACCACAGACAGCGTGGCTGCACCATCAGCCGTCACACTTACGGTATTTTTATCATATTCTCCTTGCCACACTAATGTTAGATTGTAGCCGTTTTCGTCGTTGAATTTCTTGTTATTTTCGTCGGCGATAGGCATTCCTAGGTTCATGCCATTATCTTTTTCGAAAAATACAGAGGGGGTCACATTGGTTCCGTCAGCCATAAACATAAACTGATTATTAAAATCCGGACGCCTACCATATAAACAACCACCCCCTCGGTATTTCCAAGTACAATAATCAGCTATCATTGTCCGCGCGGGCACCTGAACATCTTCTAATTCCAACGGTGAAATTAGCTCAAACTCCACATAATATTTATTTTCATTTGTTTTCCTATTGATTACAAAAAGATCATCATCAAATCTGGATTCTGGGTCAGGAATCGCAAAAGGATTCAAATTATTTGGAAAATTTTCGTTATCTAAAAATTTTAAAAATATACGCTTCCTTACAAAGCCATTACCTATTAAATCTCCTCTTCTTTTGATGGCATCCGTTATAACCCCTTGCGGATTGGCTATTAAAAGTTTCGGGCGCGCAAGCTGGCCATCTCCTCTTATTTCCCAACCACTAGTTTCAATAGGCATGGCATAATATGTTTGCAATTCCCCGGTAGAGTCGCGCAACATTATATCTGTTAAATTGTTTTTACCGGGGTGAAAGCGATATAAACCATCCTGTTCACCCAAGTCAAGCTCATAGAGCTCTATCAAAGTATCTGGCTCCAGATCTAATAACGAAGAGTTGTGTGTTTGTGTAGACATATTACCAGCTTGGACCTATGTTAAAACCGGCATATCCGGTATTATCTGCAAGGACATTCTGATTGTTTGCGTTATCTCTATTGGCTGACGATTTGATTTTAAGTTTCTTTTGGGCCAAAGAAGCAAACAGGGCTTCCCTTTGAATGTTATCTAAAGCCGACTTAAAAACAACGATATCGCTAATACAACCATAAAAATATCCATTATAAGATTGGTCCGTTCCATCAAAAGCAGTATTAGAGTAACCAACTTTAGGTTCTAAAGGAAAAGCATAATCCGAAAAATTTTCAAAAACGCGAGTTTTTCTCTTGTTTAAGTTGTTATAAACAGCGTAATACATAGAACCTCCCTTTTTAAATGAGGAAATACTATACATCCATGCTGAAGTAGGATACATTGTTTCGCCATAAACCATTTCTTGTTGATCAAATGGCACAGATTGATTATTTAAACCTGCGCGCTCATCGCTCATCCTAAACGCCGATATTGCCGTGGAGGGCTTGTAAAAATTCGTTGGGTTCCCTACATAATTAGTACCTATTTCAGCCTTTATAAAAGAATTTGTCCATTGGTGCATTGTGAAACCAATAGGCCCATTTGCTCCTCTTCGCGGATTTTCAGCTCTCATGTCTCCAATTTCATATCCAGTGCCAGCATTAAGGTAAAACCAATTATATGAGTCCGCTTTCAAGGCTTTTCCTCCAGAAGAATCTATAACGGTTCCGGGGTATAGAAAATATACAATCTCAAACCCACTCATAGAGTTTTCGATTTTGCCGCTTGTTACTATATTTTTGATCACACCCCCGCCGGGCTGATTGTTATTATTGTTTCCAAAAAACACAACATCTTGATTGTTAAATGGATCAGTATAAGCCCCATAGTTAGTCGTGGTGCCGTTTTCTATAAGCATGGGCCGATAATTACCATTCGTACCATTATAAAATTGTATATAAATGTCAGTATCATTTTTGGCTTTCCATTTGTTGATTTGCTTGTAAGAAGTAACCGTTGTTGTGTCAAAATAAGTTGCACTTGTGTCATCTGTTGTAAACCATGCAACCAAATTGGGAAACTCAGTAGAGCTGATGGAACTAGCGCCCTCTGGTTGCACCAAACTGTCGAAAGTAGAATAATTACTGTTGGTATCAATTATTTTTATAGCTTCTCCTCCGGTACCCCCGCTTGCCGGCAACGGTTGACCGTCCGCAGCCGTCAAGTTGTAAAGTAACGCTGCATTAACATCTTTCGGGGTTTCTCCGTCTGCACCGTACGCCCCTCCCGTTCCTCCTGTAGATGTATTTGTAGTAGGATTAGAAACTTGACCTATACCTGCATACTTTCGATCTCCCGCAAGCGCAATGCCTAAATAATTGGTTTGGTTATTATCCTCGAATATCTTACTGTACCCTCCTAAAGATTTAGCGAAACCTTGACCTCCTCCTCCTGATCCCCCATGTTGGGTTCCCACTATATCACTTAATTTATAGTTAACCTTGTCAATAGAGATAATGCCGGGCTCTTTGGGGTCCAGCCGTATATTTAATTTTGTTGCTTTTTCTGTGTTTGCTGCTTCGTTGTAAGGAACTCCACTCATAGATGCATCTATCCTCGCATTTATTTTGTCCAAATCCTCGAAGAATCTTGTATTTAGCGTGAAAGCTTTTGGATAAAAAAACGGATCCCCCCCTCCACCGCCTCCGCCTCCTCCATAAATTTTGGCAAGCGGATTCTTTTTTATTCGAAGCTCGCTTATATTAGCATCACTTATGTAAATGGCTGGTGACCCGGCTCCTCCGTCGCCTGAGTCTACAGTAGTGCGACCTTTGATCGCCAGTTTACCAGCACTAATTTCTGCTGCCCCTTTTTCGTCCATTTCAATTGTAGTGTACCCTCCGTTACCACCGGGACCCCCCATACCTAACACAGAAGAGTTTCGACGAAAGATTAAATTAGATTTTATTTCGGTAGAGCCATAAACTAAACGCGCACCAGTATCAATTCCAGCATTACTTGCGCTGGTTGACCCCACTGTATTATGTTGATCCACTATAAAATGAACTCCTGAAAAACCGTAATCTGCATGAGAGGGATCGAAAAAATTGACTGATCCTGTTATATTTGTTAACTTATCATCAAAACTAGTTTTTAGGTTTACATTTTTTTGCTCATCCTCAAAATATACCTTTAGAGCGTTCGGAGGAGGAGTGGTATTTGCGATAACCGTACTAGGATCAGTTAACGCGCCCAAGGTAGTACTGCCACTTAACAGCCCTCCGTTGATATCGTTATTAGTAATTTCAACGTTGAAATTATCCACAGGGTAACCATAAATGTAAGGGCTCTCTACGGTAGATCCACCTGCCACACCCAATGTAAACCTACTTTTAATTCTAAAATAATAATCAGCACTAAAACCTAAACCATTAACAGTGTACTCCCCGCAAGGAGAAGCAGGATTCTGAGGGGTACCTCGCGTATGTAATTGCGAGATACCACTGTTGGTGGCATATTTATAATAGTCAAAATCACTTGTAACGGCATAGGTATTTGGAAAAGTGTGATAAGATCTGTTTATATCAAAGTCTGCTAATCCAGTCCAACTTCCAGTAGCAGTGGCACTATCAGTAATATTGCCCGCATATTCAATTTTATATTGTGTTAGATAATAGCCTGTTGAAGGGTGCTGCCATCTTAACACACATTTGGGTCTACCTTGAACAGCTAAATCAGTTGTGACTAAAAACCCAGAAGGATACGCGGGAGTTGAAGATGTATATGGCCCACTACTGCTAGCGTCAGCCCCAAAACCCGTAACTTGCCCCGTTATCGACAGCGCGATAGCCCCACTAGCGTCGCTTTCTAATGTCTCTAATGACCTGCTGTTAAGTTGAAAATCTGTTACCCAGCGTCCATGTCCTTGAGGGCCAGTCGAGGTGACATCAGGACCTGTAGTGTAATTGGCATTAAGGAACGCAAATTCAAACGGAATAAACCTACTTTGACCAGCTAAAACATCAAACCTCTTTCCTGACGGAAACCCTAAAACTCCCGGAAGCTGAGTTTCGTCCACCGAAATTTCTGTTGAAATATTACGGCTACCACTATTGGTGATATAAAATCCAGTACTTAACCCGAACCCAGTCACCCCTGTAATCATCATTCCTGTGGTACCAACGAAATCGTTGCCTTGCGCTCTTTGGGTAACTGTACTTGGGGTAGCCATTTTATCTTTTGTACGGATCGATAGTAATCAAAGTCCTAAAGCTCACTTCATCATCTACTAAATTTATGGGAAATTCAATAAAGTTAACACTCACAGAATTATTATCGTAATAATTCAACGTGTGCTCCCACTTAGGGCAAATAAAAACAACGTCAGATTTATCATAAGGAGCGGGAGGTTTAAATTTAAATTGGTTCTTGCCTTGGTGTGTTTCCAGAAAGTGAACAATTGCTTTTGCTTCCTTGGTTGTTCTCCCTTCTAAAGAGAATTGTAAATTCAAAAGACTTTTATTAATTCCATCTTGAGTCCTTACATAATACTCACTTTGCACAGGCTGCTTTAAAAACCTTGGAGCTTGAGTTATAGACAGACCTGCGTTTATATCAAAATAAAATTCCTTTTTAGTCCACAAGGAATCATCTCCTATTGGACCATTGTCCGCAGTAGATGTAGTCTCATTATCTCCTGTATAATAATACCACCCAGAAGCTGCCGGCACATAATCACCACTTAAATAAGCAATATCATGCTTACTGTAAGCGGTTCCTATCGCCCAAAACTTTTTAGTCTGATCAAAGGGTATATAATACTCTTGCCAGTTTAAAGTCGACTGATCTTCACGTAACAAAACCGTCGAGGTGGAATTTACATTAGGATAATCAAATCCTCGCGTAGTGTCCTCGATATAAAATTCATGTTCTGCGTTGTAAGGCTCAAAAGGAGTAAAATAAATACCAGTATAAGCTCCGCTAGGCTTCTCACCTTTGTTGAATGAATCTTCAAATAAATGATTAAGCGCTCTGGTTTCCTTGTCGCTTCTTTTATTGAAAGCAAGTTTAAATTTAACTTTTAAAGAGTTTTCGCTTTTATTCGCAACGTTATAGTAGCCGTCCCCATAAGAGGAGTCATAAGTTTGATTAAAGTAATCTACTGAAGCGGGATAAGACGGTTCAAAAAATAATTTTTGAGTCCACTCGCTAGAGGCTCCCGCTGGA